GATGGATACTCTGGCTTCTCTCTTAACTCTGGCTTACCTTCTAAATCTGCAACCAACCATCTTGCTTCAGTATGGAAGTTAGCATCAGTTAGGGCTTCATATGCTGCTTGAGCCATTTTCTTTTCGTATTCTTCTTTACCTAATTTCTTTGGTGAGATTCCAGCTTTCTGAGCTGCTTTACGAATTGCCTTGTTAACTTCGGGGTTTGCTTGACCAGTTCCTTCTACTGAATTAGGAGTTGATAAATCTTCACCATCATCTTTCTTAGGTTCATCTTTTTTAGGTTCTGCTTTATCTTTTTTGAAGATATTAACCTTAGGCTTTTCTTCTCCGGCAGAGGAATCACCTCCCTTCGCTGCCGCTGCGTGTGATGACATTGGTGTGAATTTACCATTATCATCTTTTTGATAGGTTACTGCTTGAGGGTCTTTTTCTTTACCCTTTTCTTTATATTTACCATATCCAATGTGAACATACTCTGCCTCATTGATTGGTTTTAACGTTACTAATCCACCTAATTTAATCATAATCCTATCCTATTTAAAATTATTTACTTACACTAGATATACCACCAATAGATGGAGAAAGACCACCAGATGTTGTTGGTTTTGTTACACCACCTTTATTTAGAGGTTTATCTTGTACTGGTTGTGTTTGCTTGGTTGGGTTTACTCCGCCTAATTCTGCCATAATTACTCCTATTTTATAATTCTTTAGTTTCAGTTTTGTGTGTGTAAAGGTCTAACTTCCCATCTTCATTTAGTTTTACATCATAATTCGTTTTACGAATATCATTGTAACCTTTATAGGGGTTATCACCAACCTCTTTGGTAACAGTTCCTAACTTAATTTTATTTTTAGACATATAGTCTTGAATACTAAATCCCATAACTTTTAATTTAATTCTGTTATAATTTCTCTCATCATATCTTGAGCTTTACAGTAATCTCCACAAACAACTGCTTGTTCTTGTAATTGTTTGTTTACTGATTCGTTCATTGGAGTCATAAATGCTCCATGTGTTGATGGGTTAGAAACAAAATCCCAACCTATTAACTCAAAATCTTCTCCTACTTGTACTTTACCACCCGATAAAGGTTCTACCGAACCCATACCACGAGATGATATACCAAGAAGGATTCCTGCTTTTAATAATTCTTTTAAGATGTTTCCACTTGGTGTAGGTAATATCTCTACTGTACCAACTAAATCATCACCATCCCAATGAATCTCTCTTACATTGTGAGATACGTTCTTTAGGTTGATGACTGAAGAATCAGGATGGTCTAATTCACCAAGAGCACGTCTTTCTTTGATAAGAGTTTCGTACTTTTGAGCTTCTCTTGCAAGAATATCCTTTGGATAGATTCTTCCGTTTTGATTTTCTGCACCAGCTCTTTGTAAAATACCCTTAACAATAGTTCTTCCACTACTATCTTCGTTTACTCTACCTTCGAATAATCTGGTTTCTATTAGTAAGTTACTCATTATGCTCCCCACATTTTACGTTTCTTAAACAAATCAAAGAAAATTGCAGATACCTCTTGACGTATTAATTCACGAATGAGTTTTTCATCTTGATTCGTGATTTCTTCGTTTACAAATCCCCACTTGGTGTGTTGGATTTCTTCGTCAATTATTTCTAACAATCTTCGTTTTGTCATTTATTTTTTTTCTTTTTTCTCAATTGCCTTTTGAAGTGCTGGTGGTAGTTTTTTCTGAGCATCTGTTAATTCAGATACTTGTTCATCTGCAGAACCAAACGTAGGTCCTTCATGTCCTCTACCAAATCTTTCGTTCTTTTCTCCTCTACCTTTCCAAGTAGCATCGATTTTATTAAAGAATGCCTTCTTTTCTTCATCAGACATTTGTGGAATTGATTTTCCAGCTTTTTCTAATGCTTTTTTGAAGAATGCTTGATATTCGGTTTCTTCAACCATCACTTCTCTAACGATTTCTTTTAATCTATCTCTTGATATTTTCATTTTTCGATTTCCTTTATAGTTTTGGCGATGTTGATTAACCTCTCCTTTATCTTATAAATATGATTATTTGTTCTTTTCCAATAGTTCTGAGAGTCCAACTCGTTCATGGTTTTGATTTTATTGTACCAAGAGAAAAACTTCTCTACTTCTCGTAATTGATATTTTAATTCTTTTAAACCCATTGCCATCTTCTTGTGGGGATGCATGGTTTCATCGTTTTTTAATTCTAACCAACGATTTACAGGTCTTTTTACTTTAGCTTCGTTGATACCTTCGTAAAAGATTCTACCATTTCTATGGTCACCTGTAATTTTGGTAGTTAGTTGTTGAACTTTATCAGTATGTAGTTCCCATTTACTATCATCTGGTATTTGGATTTCAAATCCACCAGGTGCAGATGAGTTTAAAGAAATTTTAATTCTTGGATTTATTTTCTTTATACCAGCTTCAAGTTTTTTAAAGTTAGAAGATGAAATTTTAGTTATTGCTTCGTTGATTCCATCTTCATCGATTTTACCAACAATTTTCATTCCAAATTGAGTTGAGATTTTTTTCTTTCTTTTTTTATCTTTAGAACCACCATTAGAAAAAGCACCAGGCACATTATACCCAGCAATATTGCCTGTTGCATTTGTTTCATCTAATTCTTGTTCAATTTCTTGAATTAGTTCATCGATAAGTTCATTAAGATATCTTTCCATTGACACTTTTTATCTCCTTTACTAATTCATAAGACATCATTAAAGCTGAAACTTGTTCATCAGTAATTTTTTTACCGAGTTTTTGTTTTTTCAAAACATTAATAGTTTCACGCAATTTAATTTTTGTAATCTTATCCTTCATTCCTTTATACAAATCGTGTAATTCTGTGATTGTACTAATCAATTCTTTTTCAAAGTACTCACCGAATTTCGATGTATTGGTAATGTTGTTAATATACTCTCTTAATAATGATTTTTGTGAATCATTTAAATTAGTATATTTGTTGTTGAAAGTTTCTACAAGAATTTTGTAAGTGAGTAATCTTAAATCTTTTTCTTGTTTTTTGTAATCTTCAACAAGTTTATCCTCTTTTTGTTTAAGAGATGGAGTTGAGTTGGAAATATGTTCAACGATAGTAAGTTTAGAATCAAATATATCTTTTACATCAAGAATATCGTTCTTTTTACCTTCGAATAATTTATGAATAGAAGCAAGTATTTTATAATTGGTAACAGGTGAAGATAAAAGATTATCAATCTCAAAAGTTTCTTTAATTGATTTAACAAGATTGAATTTTTCTCTTTTAAGTTTTGAGTAATTGATTTTAGTGTGTGCTTCTAATATAGCATCAATAAATTTTTCAGCTTTGGTTTCTGAGTTATATTTTTCGTTAATTAATAGATTAAACAAACGAAGTTCTTTGGCAAGTTCAGTTTTTCCACCAAAGAATTCTCTTACGATTTCTTTAGCTTTTTCGTCACCACCATTCAAGACTTCGAGTGTAATCTGACGGGTTAGTATTTCAAACAGAAAACCCGTATTTTTAAATTTTGAATGTCTAATTTTTCTCATTTTAATAATTTCCAATTACAAATATATAAAATTACTCTATTATAAATATAAATTTATAAAAGTTAAGGTAATTTAGTCGTTATCAAGAATGTTAGACTCATCTAACATATCTTTCATTTCATGTAAATATTTACGTTTTGCCGCTATACCATTAATCATTTTTATAGCCTTTTCTTCAGAAGTTCTACTTCTTTTAGAAGTTCTTTCTTTATCACCTAAAGGGTCTCTACCATATGGGTGTTTATCTTTACCATATGTATTTCCTTCTCTTGGTCTACCACCCTTATCTTTGATTTCTTGTTTTAGTGACTCTAAAGATTCTTCAATATCATCTACATCATCTTCATCATCCATTGCAGGGTCGTTACCTTCATCTTCAATCATACGATATCTGTATCTATCTTTAATATCATCAAGGATTTTAGTTCTTTCTTCATCTTGTTCACCTTCAGCAACTTTAAAAATGTTTTCATATACCCAATCTTTAGATAACATATTTAAACCAACAATATCTTGTGCCAATCTAACTTTTTCTGACCAAAGGTTTACTCTTTCTTGTTCGTAAATCGTAGATGGGTTTACAAGTTTTAATTCAAAGTTTGTCATTTCTGCATCTTGAATACCTTGTGCGTATAAATGTACAATAGCAATTTTAGATAACTCTGATATAAGTGTTCTTTGGATTCTTTCAATAGTTCTTGCGAATCTTACATCTTCTGCAGCAAGAGTTGCTTTACCATTTACATTTTCTTCGTATCCCAAATATGCTTTTGGAATTTTAAGAGCTGCAAACATTTTGTTCTTTAAGTAATCAATATCCTCGATTGTTGCGTACTCTAAACCAGCAAGGTTATCAATAGAAGTACCACTATCACCACCACGAACAGGAAGATAAAAATCTTCTGTTAGGTTTTGCATATTGTACTTTAAGTTGTAATCACCAGTATTTCTATCGATGAAAGGAACTTTCTTCATCTTGTTGATGATTCTCTGCATATAGTTATCCACTTCTGTTGGTGGGATATTACCAATATCAATTTTGAAAACTCTTTTTTCTGGTGCTCTCATGATTCTATGGATTAACATAGCATCTTCCATTAGAGATAATTGTTTCCACAATCTTCTACCATTCTCAATCATGGATTTACCATAAGGTAACCAGTTAGTATCCGCTAACAATCTAAAGTGAGCGATTTCAAAGTTTTCATATTCTTCTTTACCATTCGGGTCCTCAGTAATTTTAAACTTTACTGAATTTGGATTTGAAGGGTCGGTTCTTTCTAATCTTTCTGTATTGTAAACAGAGTGAGGAGTGACATTTACGATACCTTTACCTTCTGCAACTTCTAAACCTAAGAAGAAATCTCCATACTTTACCAAGTTTCTTGTCCAAGGCCATAGGTTGAACTCTACGTTAAGGATATCGTAGAATAAGTTGTTAAGAATTTCTTGAACTTTTGGATTATCTGACTGAATTAACATCACATCTCCAAATTCATTCTTTAATGTACATTCATCTGCGTAGATATCAAGTGCAGAAGCAAGGATAGGGTCATTATCCATTGCATCGTAATCACGAAAAACTTCTCTACGAACTTGTTGGTATGCCATTGATTGAGCACCACCTGCTTGTTCATAGAAAGATTTTTGTAATTTGGTGTATCTATCTCTAAGTGATGACAAGTTAGTTTGTTGTCTTTCATCACCATCAAAGACGTTACGTTTTCCATCCTTATCGATAGTAACTACCGCTTGAGAACGAAAGAGTTTTGTTAATCTCCCAAAAAATGAAGTATCTGCCATTTTCTATTGTTTTTTAATTTATAACCTTTATTGTTTTTGTTTTTACCATGCTCTACAAGACCAATATCTTGCTTTGTGTCTTGGACCTGGATTATCACAGTTGTGTCTTGCTCTGAATGCCTTTCTTCTTTCAGGGTCGGACTTTTTGATTTTCATTGTTTTCTCTCCTTGCTTTTTTGCAGAAGTTCCACCATGTCCAAAATTTACTTTTACAACGTTTCCTTGGGGATTTTTAACATATACTTTGAATTTCTTGACATCACCTCTCATTGGTTTACCAAGTTTTACTGTTCTACCTTGATACTCTGCCTCATTCATATCGGCTTTGTATTCTTTCATAAATTCACAGAATTCTTTAATATCGTGATAATTTTCTACAATATATTCTTCTGTGTGTATTTCTTCGTTAAGTAATTCTTGTAATGATATCATATTTATTCTCCTAATGTATAAATATAGAGTTATTTAATTAACCAAGTTAAATCTTCATTTCTATCACCAACTCTCATATTCCAAGGATTTTCTTCTAATGCTGAATTACCTCCAAATCCCATACCTGCAACATCTAATGAGTGTGCCCCAATACCACCTAATGCTTGTTTAGTTAAATCAACTCCTTCTTGTCTTAATCTAAGTGCAGTATCTCTAACCCATAGTGAAATTGCTAAAGACATCGTTAAATCATCGTTATATCCTCTCATTGCTTCGGCACGATTACCATTCCATATAAATGTAAATAACTCATCTATGGTTCTCGAAGAACGAATAGTAATTTCTTTTTCTCTAACATACTGTTCTAACTTTGAGATAATCAAAGGTCGTGTTTTAGATGTTGTTGAGAAACCTGCTGTCATGTTTCTTTCTTCTCTATTGTATTTGTTATGTAACTGATTTTCCACATCTACATACTTTAAATCTTTACTCATGTAGAAAAGATTTCCATATCCCCTATCAATTACTTGTTGGATTACTGCCCAACCAATATTTGCGTTCTCAATTACAAGTAGAGCGTTGTTGTAATCAGTAGCAAGAGATACAAGGAAGTTTCCAAAATCTTTTGTATCTAACTTACCTTTATATTCAGCAACTTGTGAGGATTCTTCTATATCAATTACATGACATGCCGAGAAATCGGCAGAATCTCCACGAGCAACATCGGCAACGACCATATAAGATTTCTGATAGTTTGGATATTCCCATTTCCAAAGGTTTCCATCGAACCCAGTCTTTTCTACTGGTTCTTGTACATAAGATTCTTTGTAGAACATTAGAAGTTGTGGGTCGATAACTGTATCACCCGAAGATACGAAATCACAATCACATTCTTGTGCTGCTCCTTTTGGTCCTAATAGAACTTCCTGTTCATCTCTCCAACTTTTGTCTCTCTCTGGATGAACTGACCAATGTAATCTGATTGTATTAAATGTATTTGTTCCTTCTTCTGCACCTACCCAAGTTTTGTGAAAGAAGTTACCCACCCCATTTGGAGTAGATAAGATAATTGCATTACCACCAGTTGATAAGGTAGATTGTGCAGATACCCAAATTTCTTCAATCTTATCGATAAAGGCTGCCTCATCAAATACTAATAGAGATAGTGCTTCAGAACGACCTGCATCTCCAGCTGCTGAAGTTGCTTTTATTTGTGAGCCATTGGAGTATCGTAGAGATAACTTGTTATCTTCTACCGTTGTTTGTTTTAACCAACTTGGAAGATATTGATTCATTACTCGAACCTTTGTTACCAAGTTTTTTGCAACCTCTTGTTTGGTTGCAATTACCAATACGTTAAAATCTTGGTTGAATAACATTTTCCAAAGTGAAAATCCAGCAGTTAAAGTTGAAATACCCGTCTGTCTTGATTTGAGGATAATGTTATATCGATGGTCTTTAAATTGAGTAAGGGTTCTTTCTTGGAATTGGTATAAGTGAAAAGGAATTTTACCACGAACTGGATGTTGTATCATACAATACTTCTTCATGAAGTATATCGGGTCTGATGCACACTTCTGGTACTCAATTTTTATTATTTCCTTTAAACTT